ACGGCGGTCGGGACGAGGCAGCGAAGGAGTCGCCGCTGTGCGGGTTCTTCGATGTGTATGACACCGAGATCACGTTCGGGGACGGGCGGCCGGGCCGGATCTTCCGGATCGCCGCGGTGGCGGGTACGAACGAGGGCGGCAACCCGACACTGTTCATTCGCGACGAGCTCCACGAGTGGGGCGACCTTGGCGGTAACAAGGCCCGCGTGACGACAGTGGTGGGCAAGTCGACCCGCAAGCGCCGTACGCCGCATGGGAGCGGCCGGATCATCTCCCTGTCGACTGCCGGGTTCGACGTAGACCACTCGTTCTTGGGCGCGCTGTACAGGATGGGTAAGAAGGTCGAGCGCAACCCGTCGTTGTCGCCGCGGTTCTTGATGGACTGGCGTGAGGCGCCGGATGGGCTGGACTTCAAGCTGAAGGCCCACCGACGCCGTGCTGTGCTCGCGGCGTCGGGCGCGGCCGGTGTGTTGTGGAACGTGGACGACAGGGTCAATGACTGGGGCAAGCCGGCGTTCCCGTCGCACGAATGGATCCGCTACTACGCGAACAAGTGGGTCGACGTCGCCGAGGAGTCGTGGCTCAAGGACTACCCGCAGGCGTGGACGGCATGCAGGGGCAAGTGGTCCTCCGACCCAGGGAACCCGTTCACTGTTTCTGTCGATATGGCCCTCAAACGTGACTCGGTTGCTGTGTCTCGTATCGAGTTGCTGCCCGACGGGCGGTGTGCGATCACGACGAGGATCTGGAACCCCCCGGTCGACGGCCGTATTGACCACCTGGACGTGTTCAACCACATTCGGTCGCTGGCGCATGGCTCAGAGTTCCGGGGTGTCGCGTACGACCCGAGGTTTTTTGAGCTGCCGGGCCGGATGCTTGAGGACGAGGGCATCCTCACTATCCAGTTCGATCAATCGCCGCAGCGCATGGCGCCGGCGTGCGGGCTGGCTTTCGACATGATTGTTGGCCGGCAGATCGTTCACGACGGCGACCCAGAGTTGTCAGCTCACATTGTGGCGGCGGTGAAGCGGGAGCAGGAGCGGGGCTTCACGTTGTCGAAGGGCAAGAGTAAGAGGCACATCGACGCGGCGATCACGCTGTGCATGGGCTTGTGGGTTCTCCACGCTGACAACGACATGATCGTCCTCGACGGTGACCTGTTCGGCTCCGACGAGGGCGAAGAGCCGAGGGGGTTGGCGTGACTGTTGTTAGCGTGCATGCGGAGCGGGTGGCGTCGCGGGTTGTCGCTATCGACGTCCGCAAGTTGATCCTTTCGATCCTCGTTCTCCCGTTCCTGGTGCTCGGCCTGACCGCGCGGTACGTCGTACGCGCGATCGTGTGGACTGTCGGGTTTGTGTGGTTCGCGGGCGTGGAGGGCTGGGAGATGGCTGCACCCAAGGGGTCTAGGACCTGATGGCCATCATCGACCGGGTGGCCGCTCGCCGCGAGCAGGCTCTTACTCGGTCGTGGCCTGTTGGTGTCGGCACTGTTCTGCCGTTTGAGACGCGCTGGGGCCACGACGATTCGAGGTTCTCGCCAGAGGACTATGAGGATTATCTAGCGACGTCGAACGATGTGTTCTCGGTCGTTTCAGCGCGGGCCCGGCTGCTCGCCGGCCTGGACCTCAAGTTCTACTCCGGCCGCGGGACGAAGAAGAAGGAGCTCGACTCCGGCCGGCCCGTCGAACTCCACCGATACATTAACGAATTTTGGACGACCTCAAGATTGGCGCGCATGGATGAACTGTCCATGGGTATCTGGGGTGAGACGTACTGGGCGCTGGAGCCGCCGTCGGCGAAGAGCCCGTTGGGCGAGATCTGGTGGTTGAAGGCGTCGCGGATGCGGCCGGTCGGGCACGAAACCGAGTACCTCGACGGCTACTGGTACTGGCCACACATGGGCGGCGCACCGATCCATTTCAGCTCAGACGAGGTGGTGTGGTTCCGCTACCCGAACCCCATCGATGAGTTCTCGGCGATGAGTCCGCTTGGGGCGGCCCGCCTGGCGGCCGATACGGCGAGGGCGATGATGACCGCGAACGGCAAGCTTTTTGAGCAGGGCATGAACCTCGCCGGTCTGATTGTGCCGCCGAACGACAAGATGACGTTCTCGAAAGACCAGGCCGACGACCTTGAGCGGCACTTGAAGAGCAAGTTCACCGGGCCTAAGAACGCTCACCGGTGGGCTGTGTTGCGGTACGAGGCGAAGTTCGCGCAGATGTCGATGTCGCCGAAGGACGCGGAGTTCGTCGCGGGACTGAACATGACGTTTAGGCAGGTGTGCCGCGCGTACGGGATGCAGGCCGTCCTCCACAATGACCTGGAGCAGGCCAGCCTTGGTGACGCGAACGCGCTGGAGCGGGTCGAGTGGTCGCGGGCGTTGAAGCCGGACGCGCAGTTCAAGGCGGAGGAGATCCGCGAGCAGTATTTGCCCAAGTTCGCGCGGGACAAGGGCGCCCGCGCGTATCCGGATCACTGTGAGTACGACTTTTCCCAGATCCCTGCGTTGCAGGAGTCGGCGACTGAGGTGTGGTCCCGGGACCAGCAGATGATCGACCGTGGGCTCCTCACGATCAACGAGTGGCGGGAACGGAACGGGTTCCCGCCGGTCAACTGGGGTGAGCGGCCATGGCTGCCGCTGAACAAGGCGCAGGTTGATAAGGACGGGAAGCTTGAGGCTCCGGGCGGTGCGCAGCCTGGTGTGCCGCCGACCGCGGTTCAGGGCGGACCGCCGAAGGTTGACGCGAAGGGTGTCCCGGTGAAGGTCCCGCCGGATGACGAGAAGAACCCGGTCAACAAACCCAACGCATCCCGGGTGTGGGAAGTGGACCACATGCAGGCCCGGCAGCTCCTCGCAGCGTTCGGGTCTCAGCGACTCAACGGACAGTCAGTGCGATGACTGACCTGCAACGGGCAGCCGACGACATCGTCGCGCTGATCCGCAAGTTCGACAAGAACCAGCCACGTGACCCCCATAGCGGTCAATGGATTGGCGATCCGGTCGCCGCGGTGAAGAAACTCTTCGGCGACCCGGCTACCCACACCCCGGGCAGGCCAATGACGGACGTGGAGTTCAACGCGCGGGTGGAACGGGTCGCAGAGGTGATGAAGGGAGCCTTCACCACCCACGGCTCTGACGTCTTGTATTCCGACGGGAACGGCGTCTGGGATCCGGAACGTGACGCGATCCACCGCGAGATCGCCGCCGACATGTACGCCCAGGCGTCGCACGTTCCGCGTGACGGTCGCGCGGTCATGTCCGGCGGACTTGGAGGCGCCGGAAAAACTTCGGTTTTGCGCGAGCACGCGGGAATAGACCCCGGACAGTACTTCACGATCAACCCGGACGATGTGAAGGAAGAGATGGCTCGCCGGGGACTGGTGCCGGAGGTGCCTGGCCACCCCGACTTGTCGCCGATGGAACGTGCTGCGCTGGTACACGCCGAGTCGCGGCGCATCGCCGAGCTCATGGCGGACATGGCGTACCGTGACCGGAGGAACGTGATTTGGGATATCACCATGGGCTCGCCCGAGGAGATCTCGACCAGGGTGAATGCGATGCGGGCGAACGGCTACCGCGACATTTCGGGTGTGTTTGTCGACATTCCGGTTGAGGTTTCGGTGGAGCGTGCACTTGGGCGTTACCGGCAGGGCGCTGATGAGCTCCGGGCAGGCAGCGGGCTGGGCGGCCGGTTCGTGCCGCCTGACGTGATCCGGTCGTACCTGACCCCTCACGGCACCACCATGAACAAGGATGCCTTTTTGGGCATGCGCAGTATGTTTGACGACTGGTCCATGTTCGACAACTCGGTGTGGGGTCGTGCGCCTAGGCTGGTCGACAAGGGGGTGGGGCGGTGACCGTCGCTGAGGTGCTTGACCGGCTGGCCGCTGGGACCATGACCTTGATGGAGGCCGAGGCCGACTTCCGTCGCCGTGCCTGGCCGAGGCAGCAACCCAGGGCGTCCCTCGCGCAGGCGTACCAGGGCGACATCGGCGCGGCGCCAGACCCGGACTCCTGGGACGCGGTCAACGCCGACTCGCGGCTGACCACCGAGGCATACCAGCGGTTGGCGGCGGCGCGCAAGTCGGCCATCCTTTAACGGCACTCCTCGTGCCTGGCCCGTTCCTGTTCTTGTTCTGACCCAGCTCGTCGCGACCGGTTCGCTTCCTCGGTAGGAGTAGGTGAGCCGTGTCAGTCGACGCTCTCCTCCGCTCCCTTGATGTGTTCGAACGGCTTGCCCGTGCGGCCGAGGTCCACACCGGCGCCATGGTTGCGCTGGTGCCGTCCGATGAGGACACGAAGCGTCTGGCTGTACCCGGAGGGGAGCCGGTCGACCGCCTGCACCTGACGTTGCGGTACCTGGGCAAGGCGGTTGACTTCGGCGGGCCGTCGCAGGCGCACCTGGTTGAGCTTGTGCGTGCGTACTTCGCCAGCTTCGGTCCCGTCACGGGAGACCTGTTCTCGCTTGCCATCTTCAACCCGGCCGGCGACGAACCGGCGATCGTCGGGCTGGTGGGTGGAGACGACGTCGCCCGCGCGTACAACGCCACCGCGGCCGCCGTCGAGGACTACGGGGCAGACCTACCAGCACCGCGGCAGCCGTTCGCAGCGCACGTAACCCTCGTCTTCTCTGGTGACGCATCCCGGGTCGCGGACCTGGTTGACCGCGTCGGCTCGATCACCTTCGATCGCGTACGAGTCGCGTTCGGTGGTGTGATCACAGACATTCCGCTCACGGGCGTATCGGCAACGAGGGACTGGAAGACGCAGCCCCGCGATCCAGGCGGAGAAGACGGCGGACAGTTCATGTCGGCTGGTCGCGCCATGGACGAACTGGCCGAGACGTTCGGGGTTCTCGCCGATGAGAGCGCAGTCGGCGACAAGCACCACGTCCAGGCCCACGACGGTGGCCGTGTCGTCCTCACGGTCGACGCCGGCGAGGACAAGCGGGGGGTGCTGCGGGACTTCAGCCAGGATGACGCCCACGCGCTGGCCGACCAGGTCGAGGAGATGATCCGCGAGGCCGAGGCCGAGGACTACGACGATGACGACGACGCACAGCGGCCGAGCTACGAGCCCAGGGACGTCGCTGGCGATACGAGCGTGGATGCCCTGGCCGACCTCAACGAGACCTTCGATACGACCCGCTCTCACCCTGGCAACACACGCAAGTTCGATAAGGACCAGCTGCGCGACCCGGGCGGCGAAGGCGGCGGGCAGTGGGTCACGGCTGGCGGCGCGTTGAAGGATGCACTCAAACTGGCTGGGAAGATCCGCCTCGATGACGGCGAGGAGCTTCTCGGATCGGACAAAGTGTCAGCCGACGACGGCACTGTCCGGCTGGCTGTGACCGGCAAGGACGGCCAGCGGGCCCTTCGCATAGGCCTCGGCGACGGGATGTTCGGCAGCCGCGACGATGAGGCCGGACCGTGGCGCGGTCAGGAGTCCCTCGCCGAATTGAACGCCGATCGGCAGAAGATCCAGGATGAACGCACGCGACTCGAAGACGAGGATGCACGCCTCTGGGAGCAGCGGGACCCGCTCTCCGCCAAGTATGTCGCTTCGCTGCACGACGGCCCGCCGATTTCGGTCGAGGACGACGCCGAGCTTGACCGCATCATCGCCCGGCAAGATGAGATTGAGAAGCGGCTCGGCGAGATCGAAGACCTTGACACGAGCGAGGTCTTCGCGAGCGGCTATACCGCCAAGCTCGATTCGGCCGCCGCTGCGCAGTTGCGTGACATCCTCGCCGACGCGAACAAACGGGCGAAGGTCGCGCTGGCTGAGGTTGAGGCTGCGTGGGATGCGATTCCAGACGGGACCGTCAATCCTGATCTGCCCCACGTCGAGGTAGCAGTCGGCTCGATTCCGGCCGAGTCGGGCCGCGTCCATTACAGGGTCGTTGTTGACGAGCCGGAGTCCGGGCCGCAGACCGACCTGTGGGTTGTCCCGGACGGGATGACATCCGAAGACGTCGAGTTCGCCGAGGCTCGCGCCCATCTATACGCAGCCGAATCCGCGAAGGTCGTCCGCCTGCTCGACAAGATGCTGGCTCTCGCTGGGACAAGGTCGGCGCGGAAGTTCGACAAGGACCAGCTGCGCGACCCGGACGGCAAATGGACGGACGGCGTTCCGGGTGCAGCTGAGACTGTGGGCAAGATCGGGGGCTGGCTCAAGGGCAAGGCAGACAAGGTCCATTACCACGGTCTCGGCATCAAGGGCGCGCACTTCTCCGTTGATTACAAGGGAACACCGCTCGACCTGACCGTCTCGCCCTTGGATGTGGTGTCACTAGGGCTGATGTTCGTGCCTGGCGGTGAGGTGCTGGCGGCAGCCAAGCTGGCAGACCTGCTGACGAAGGGACTCAAAGCCAAGAAGGCTGCGAAGTTCGCGAAGGTCGCGGCGGCAGTCGCTGGGCACCAGTCTGGCTTCGGGCGTGACGCCGACTTTGAGCAGTTGCACCCCCGCAGCCCAGACGATGGGACGTTCGTTCACTCGTCATTCCGCACACTGCGGCAACTCTTCGACACCCAGGGACTCCTCGTCACCGAGGAGAGCCCCTTGTTGCAGCCCGACACCTACGTCGGGCGGTACTGGGGCGAGAACATCGTCGTCACCTCGGACGCCCCGCACCTCGAGGGCGAAAAGTCTCCTGGCCGTGCTGTCCACGCGGACTATCTTGACCCGGACTCCGCGCGGGCCGTTGCCGACGTGATCGACCGCATGTATGCCGACATCGACCACTACATCGACGACCCCGAAGACCCCGACTTCGCCGACGAGTCACCGGCCGAGCGGGAGATGCGACTGGTCGACTATGAGGTCATCCCCGATCTGGACGTCTTGGTCGGATACAACCCGGACAGCGAAATCCTGATCGGTTGGCCGAAGGACGGTGTTAAGGAGCCCGACCCGGATCGGCTTGAAACCGACTTCGACGTCTGGCACATGGACTCAAACGACGCCTCCAACTTCGCGGACACCCTCCGCGAGGTCGCCGATTTCGACCCCGAAGAAGAAGACACCGTCAGCGTAGGCGGCAGCTACGATGTGACCCTCTTCACCGACCACGACATCGCACTCACCTCCGACGGCGGCGGAACCTGGGACCTGCTCCTCAACATTGAGCAGGCAAAGATCGCCCGCGACACCTTGGCGGAGTTGCGTGACCTCGGCGCCGGTGTCGAAGGCGGACCTGCTGGCAGCCGCAAGCTCCTCCACACGTACGACGTTGAGGCCAAGTCGGACGGCACCGTCACCATCGCCAAGATCGGCGACGCCGGGCGGCTCGTCACCATCCCGGCCGGTGATCTGTCCGAGATGGTTGAGGCGCTCGACGCCGTCATTGACGAGGCCGAGTGGAACGGTCGCGGCCGGCACCTGGCTGCGGACGAAGCCGCTGAGCCTGCCCGAGCGTACTCGAACCAGCAGCGCGCCCAGCGCGACGTCGACTTCGAGTCGCACCATCCCCGCAACTCAGAGGACGGCAAGTTCGTCGGCTCCGGTGCTGGTATCGCAGCGGCGTTGAAGGCCCTGGGTAGCGAGGATGATGGCGGGGGCATCTCCTTCGATGACAGCCGATACATCGACTGGTCGAGCACCGGCGAGGACGGTTGTCGTTCCTACGAGGTAAGCGGCGGCAAGGAGTCCGTAGTCTTGCCGCTCGACGACGACGAAGAGCAGCGACTCTCGCGGGCGTTGGCACTGACCCGCATTCGGGAGTCACTCCCTGACCAACGGGTGCTCGTCGACCTTGCGGTCGAGCGAGACGAAGACGGTCTCTTCGACGACGGAGCGGTGACCTTCGACGACGGCAGATACTTCGACTGGTCGACCCGCCACTCGGATGGATCCCGCACCCTTGAAGCCGGCGACTCCGTCGAGGCCGCGCAGGTCGAACTAAGTGCCGAAGAGTTCAACCGATTCCAGGCGACACTCGCGCTTTCGCTACTCACCGACGATGACGCCGAACCGGACAGCGCAACCCGCGCGTACGACAAGAAGCTGCACCCGAAGTATCCGAAGGGGACTCCCGGCGGCAAGGGCGGCGAGTGGATGCCGCATGTCGGCGAAGCTTTGGGGAAGCTGGCCAACCTTCACGGCCGTGGTCCGGTGAAGGTACGGCCGGAGATCAGCAGGCTGAAGTCGGTGGCGGACGTCAACACCCGGCTGCGGATCGAACTGCGCCGGACGCTGGGGCGGCCGGTCGACGTGGACCTGGGCCAGAAGACCAACCTCATTACGGCCAAGGAGTATGCCGAAGGCTTGCTCCGCGGTGCTGAACGGTGGCCAGAGACCCGCCTGGACAAGGTTTCGGTCGGCAAGCCGGCCGACGGTTTGGATGTGTGGGGCACGGCGACGGTCCACCCGAGGTCGGGCGCGGTCGAGGTCCTGCTCGACGAGTCCACGGCCATGAGTCGTACGTCCAACCTTCAGAGGTTGCGTCGCGGTGGGGCACATGGACGGCCCGGCAACGACTTTGCGTATGTGGCGGCGTCGCTGTTCGGATCTGCTGTCGATGCGATGACTGGCGGCCGCGGTCATGAGCATGTCGACGTGGCGGTCAAGGCGTATCTCGGCGACGCCGGTCTCGACCACGGCGACCCAGGACAGGTCCAGGCAGGCATCAAGGCACAGCTCGGCGATTATGCCCTGCGATCGCGTGAGGCCATGGTTGCCGAAGCGCTTGCCGATGACGCCCTACACGGCGACGGCGCATCTCCGCTCGCGCAGCGCGTACGGCAGCAGATCGCCACCGCGTACAACTCAACACTCAGCGGCCGACCGATGTCACCCGCTCCAAGTTTGCGGCCGGCCGATGCTGGTGGCCTGTCGGATGACCCGGCGGTGCGCGAGGCGCAGGTCGAGAATCGGATTCGCGAGGCATATAGCGATCTCATAGCCGACCGGCCGGGGACGTTGGGTTGGGTCCAGCTGGCCGACCTTCGGGAGCGGCTCGGCGGTGTCGACAAGGCGACCGTGGACGCGGTGCTTGATCGAATGATCGAGCGGCCTGACGTCCTCCTCATGGAGGAGCTGAACACCAAGACACTGACCGCTCGTGACAATGACGCGGCGGTCGTTATCGGTGACCAGCCCCGGCACCTGTTGAAGATCCAAACCGCTCCGGCCAAGACGGCGAAGAAGGCAGCGCCAGCCAAGAAGGGCACGGCGGCGGCACCCGCAGTAGCCAAGGCAACTGCACCGGCGGCCTCCGATCTCGACGCGATCGTCGCCCAGTTGGGTGAGCTCAACGACCGCAGTGCCGCCGAGGACGCGCTGCGAGGCATGAAGGTCACCGAACTGAAGGCCTTGATGAAGCGCATGGGTTTGGGCGCTGGCAGCGGGAAGAAGAAGGCCGACCTGGTCACCGCGGTCGCCGCCAAGGTGGCGGCTGCGAAGAAGGTCGCACCGCGCACGTCCGTCGTCCCTGGCGTGGACTACAGCGATCCAGCCCTGCTGAAAAGCGGCCACGCACGAGACATCGCCGATGCACTCGAATACGGCGAGGACACTCCCGAAGAGATCATTGATATGTACGTCTCTGATGGCCTCAGCCGCGAGATGGCTAGCCTGCTCGTGAATGAGACAGTCCTGGCACTCAAGGCTCAGGGCAAGATGCCAGGGCCTGCGGTAGGACGGGATCTGATTGCGGTCGACGCGGCGGGCCTAGCTGACCAGGTGGCCGCCCAACGGGACCAGCACCGTTCAGCAGACCAGGCACTGTCGGTCATCGCAGCCATGCAGGGTTTCGACCGCACACCGACCGTTGCCTCGGCCGCGACCATTGACCAGTTGGTGCTCACCGGGCACACCGAGGTGTTCCGTGGGGCTGACCAGAGGGACGGCAGCAGCATAACCGGCGCGGAAAAGACTGAGCAGCTTCGATCCGGTTCGGCGTACTTCGGGAACGGGCTCTACGGCAACGGCTACTACTTCACCGACAATCACGACGATGCCCGCAACTACACCGACGACGATGACCACGGCATCGCCCGGGCCGTCCTACACAAGGACGCGAAGGTCATCGATTACAAGAGCATCTCTGATGAGGCGTTCCGTTACACGATGATGGAAACCGGAAAGCCCGGATCGAACGCCGCCAAGGCATTCGGGGATGTCGGCAGATACGCTGCCGCCCGCGGCTACGACGCGATCGTCCTCGACATCGGACAACCCGGCGGCCCGCGGCCGAACGGACTCGGGACCAAGAACTACGTCATCCTCAACCGAACCGCACTCACCGTTGAGGAGGCTTCCGGTGTCTCCTGAACTGTCGCGTCGACTCGGCGCTGCGGTCGGGACCAGGGATGTCTCCGTCGTGGAGCGGCGGCTCATCGTCGAGGCGGCGGAACACGCCGCCGACTGGACCGACCTTCCCGCCGGAGTGCAACGCCTCGTCGAGTCCATCGAAGCGCGCCCACCCCTGTGGGCAGGAACCGAATTGCCACCCCCCAGGATGGGAGTCCCTGCTGTGAGCGCCGACGATCTGCGTCCTGTGGGCCGCTACCTTCGGGTCGACGACCTGCCGGTCCTGCTTCGCCGGTGGGGGTTGCTTCCCGCCGACGGCGTGCCGCAGTCGCCAGCGACGGTAAACGTACGCGCCGCGCAGCAGCTCCTCGCGGCGTTGGACGACGCACCAGCCGACGCCGATGACGGCCCTAATGACGACCACGATGACGACAACGGGTTGGACGAGGATTCGCAGGCGTTGTTGGATGCGTTGGAGGAGATCGACCGCCTCAACGCAGGCGGGGACGCTGAGCGGGCACTGGCGCTCTACGACCTGTTCATCCGGGACGCCCCCGTGTTCGACCCGGAGAAGCATCCCCGCTGGCCGAAAGGTACACCTAAGCTCGGCGGCAAGTTTAAGCCCTCGATCGCCGGCCTTGTCTACAAGATCGCGAAGTGGCTGAACGGCGATCATAAGGGCGACCCGTTCGACGGCTTCGACAAGCCGGTCCTGCGTAAGGTGGCGAAGCTGCGCGGCCTCAAGGTGCGGCCGGGCGCGGACCGTGACGAAATCGCGAAGCAACTGCTAAACGACCTGGTCAAACCGAGAATTCACGGCGGTGGGGACCCGCAGGCGCGGAAGGCGATGCTGCAACTCGCTGGCGGCAACAAGACCACTATCGCCTCGGCTCAGGTTGACGGGCTGATGCAGGCGATCAAAACCGGCCAGCCGGAACCGTTCAACCTCGCCAACTTGCAGGTCGACGGTGCCGGCAACGGCAACCTGTTCCAGCGGCACCTGCGGGACAGGCCGCGCGACACGATGCCGCAACTACCGACCGGTTTCGGGAAAGAAGGCGACACCGCCAAGGGCAGGACCATGGAGGACTTCGAACAGTTCCTTGCCGACAAGGGTGTCAAGTTCGAGTACGGCACCATGGACCCCCGCCAGCTGGTCGCATCACAGTCCGAGCTGAACGCGCCGAAGGTCGCGAAACTGTACGGCTTCATGCGCGACGGCGGTTGGTTGGAGTCCGGTGTGATGATCGTCGGCCGGCAGGGCGACGAATGGGCGGTTGTCGACGGGCATCACCGCTGGGCGGGCGCCTCGCTGGCTAGCATCGCGCGGGGTGGGACACTCGACGTGAAGGTGATGCGGATCGACGCCAGCATCGACGACATTCTCGGGACCCCCGAGAACCCGGACGGCATCGTGATGGACTTCGCGGAATTTGAGGGACTGGCTACCGATAGGGAGGGATGACATGGACAGCTTCAAGCCACTCAAGAGGGTCAAGAATCCGGACAGTCCGAGCCCGGAGCCGGGCGCAATCTACCTGGAGGACGAAGACGGCAACGGCTCCTGGGTGACAAGCGTCGTGACCGACGACGCCGACGGCATCACCGAAGCCGACTTCGACTTCGACAAGGGCAAGGCGTGGGCGAAGGCACAAGAAAGCTGACCACACAACGGTCTCACCAACTCAAACAGATCTTCTCTCGTAAGGGCATCGCGACGGCGCGGTGCCCTTACGTATGCCCCCGTCGCGCCCGCCGACAATCTCCGAAGGGAGGCGCGCGCCGTTGAGCCAGCCACTGTCCCTCCTCGCCCGCGACGTGTCCCAGTGCTCCACGTGCCTACACCTCCGGTCGTGGGTCGTCACGGGCACGGTCACCTCCTGTGGGGCGTATCCGCAGGGCATGCCGGATGCGGTCTGGGCAAACACCTTGGACCATCGGCGGCCGATCGACGGTGACCGCGGTGTCCGGTGGGAATCCAACGGTGAGGCGTATCCCGGTGAGCGTGGTTGGGACGAGTCCTGGGAGCGCATCGCCGGTGAGGACACTCACCCGGGCGGCGAGGGACTCAAGCATTACTGGACGGAATCCGTCGAAGGTCTCGCCAAGTGGGCGGATGGCCCACACCCGTACACGGCTCTGTATCACCATCTCCTCAAGCACATGGACGGTAATGAGCTCCTGGCGCACAAGACGGCCGGGGCGTGGTACTTCAAGGTTTTCGGGCACGGACCCACCGCGGGCGGGCGCTCCGGCACCAAGAGCGACCACAAAAGCGACCACTGGAAGGAGCAGCTGCGCGACCCGGGCGGCGCCGACGGTGGCCGGTGGGTGAAAAGCCCCGGGGGCTGGTCGCCGGATGTGTTGCAGGGGATCCTCGACGCGGCGGCCGGGCGGGACGACCCGCGGCCCGGGTTCGCGGCGCTGAAGATGCCCCAGCTGAAGGCAGTCCTCGGCCACGCCGGGCTGCCGAAGAGCGGCAAGAAGGCCGACATCGTGGACCGGCTGGTCGGGCACGTGAAGCGGGACAAGCGGGACGACCTCCGAGCCGGGTTCGCGGCGTTGAAGGTGACCGACCTGAAGGGCTTGCTCGCCGAGGCAGGTTTGCCGAAGACTGGCAAGAAAGCCGACCTCGTGGATCGGCTGGTCGAGCACAAGAAGGCGGCGGATGCAGATGAATCGCTACGGAGACTTGGCGCAGACGCACTGGGCGAAGTGCCGGCCAGTGGAGTACCAGGCGATGCCCGACCGGGAGACGTTCTTCACGAACCTGGGGGAGCAGATAAGCAATTGGATAGCGGAGCTGACCCCGGACCACGAGGGGACGGCACCGCCGGGCGAGACGTTTATGAAGAGGATCGGCCGGCTGAACTGGGCTCGGCTGATGGCGGAGGAACAGGTGCTACGGGAGACCCTGCCCAGGGCGGAGGGAGACGAGGACCCGATGTAGCGCCGGTGTTCCGCCCGGCCGGGCAGGGCGACCTTGCCCCATCCGGGGAGATGGCGAGGCTACGCGCCAACATGGATGCGTTGCGCACGTTGCGTCGTATCCAGTCCGAGGGTCGGCCCGCCACCGCCGACGAGCAATCAGCGCTTGCCCGCTGGTCCGGGTGGGGTGCGCTCCCGAAGGTGTTCGACACCAACCCTGCCAACCCGAAGGAGTGGGACCGGAAGTGGGGCCCGGCACAGCGTGAGCTGAAGGAGTTGCTGAGCGAGCAGGAGTACGCCGCCGCGAACCGCTCCATTCTCAACGCCCACTACACCGACGCCAACTATGTCGACGCCATGTGGGACGCCGTCGGCAAACTTGGCTTCGACGGCGGACGGGTCCTCGAACCAGGATCCGGCTCAGGGAACTTCATGGGCCGGGCACCCGACGGCGCCCACATGGTCGGAGTGGAACTCGACCCCACCACGGCCGCCATCTCACAGGCCCTGTACCCGAACGCGCAGGTGCGAGCCGAGTCGTTCGCCGACACCCGCCTCGACGACGGCACCTTCGACGTCACTGTCGGCAACGTGCCCTTCGCCGAAGGGATCCGCCTCGCAGACCCACGCCACAACAAGGGCAAGCACAGCATCCACAACCACTTCATTTTGAAGTCGTTGCACCTGACCCGCCCGGGCGGTCTGGTGGCGGTGCTCACCTCCCGCTACACATTGGACTCCCGCAACCCGGCCGCCCGCCGCGAGATGGCCGAACTCGGCGACCTCGTCGGAGCCGTCCGGCTGCCGTCAGGTGCGCACCAACGAGCCGCCGGCACCGCAGTCGTCACGGACCTGCTGGTCTTTCGCCGCCGCGAACCGGGCGCGGCCCCGGCCGGGCTCCCGTTCGAGCAGAGCCGCCCCGTCGACGTCAACGGGACACAGGTCGCCATCAACGAAGTCTTCCACGAGCACCCCGACCTGGTGCTCGGCAAGCTAGCCCTGGGCGGTATGCACTACGCCAACGACCTCACCGTTGACGGCGACTCCGACGCCGGCCCTGCCCTGCGCGATGCCCTGGACAAGATCGTGGGCCGGGCGAAGGCCAACGGCCTGACCATGACCGCAGCCGACGGGGAGTCCCGTACCGAACCGGACCTCATCCCGCTCAGCGAACAGCAACCCGACGGCTACATCCGCGCCCTTCCCGACGGCACGTTCAGCCAGGTCCGGGGCGCCACCGCGAAGCCATTCACGCCGCCGAAGGCCCAGGCCGCCGAACTGCGCGCCCTGCTGCACCTCCGCGACGTCGAGCTCGCGCTCCTCGACGAAGAGTCGGCCAACGCGGACGACACCGAAAAGATGGGCCGGCTCCGGGCGGAACTCAACGACGCCTATGACGGCTACGTCGCCGAGTACGGGCCGATCAACCGGTACACGGCGACCCGCACCGGCAAAACCAACCCCGAAACCGGCGAACCGATCATGGGTCGGCGGCATCCGGCACAGGGCGGGTTCCGTGAGGATCCGTACGCAGCGGCGGTCAAAGGCCTGGAGAACTACGACCCGGCACAGGGCACCACCAGCAAGGCCGACATTCTGTACGGCAGGGTCGCCGCCCCCCGCGAACGTAAACTTGGCGCGGACACCCCCGCCGACGCGCTCAACATCAGCCTTGACGAGAACGGCCGCGTGTGGCTGGACGAGGTGGCGCGGCTCCTCGGAGTCGACAACGACACCGCCCGCCGCGAACTCGGCGAACTCGTCTACGACGATCCCGACACGAAAGAGCTGGTGCCGGCGCCGGCGTACCTGTCCGGCAACGTCCGCGAAAAGCTAGACGCCGCGCGCCTGGCCGCCGCCGAAAACCCTGAATTCGAACTGAACGTCAAGGCGTTGGAGCAGGTCCTCCCGCCGGATCTGGGAGCGACCGAGATCCGCGCCCAGCTCGGAGCCACCTGGATCGAACCCAAGTATGTCGCGCAGTTCCTGACCGAGATCCTGCGCGACGGGTCGGTACGGGTCGAGAATCCCTACGGCTCCGAGTGGACAGTCTCCGGCAACAAGAAAACCATCGCCGCGTCATCCGAGTGGGGCACTCCCGACCGTAGCGCTATCGACATCGCTGAAAGCTTGCTGACACTGCGACCCATTCGGGTCACCGACGTGGTCGACAACGGCGAGGGTGGCGAGAAGCGGGTCCTGAACCCGGTCAAGACCGAGGCGGCGAACGAGAAGGCCCGGGCGATGGGCGAACGGTTCGCCGAGTGGGTGTGGGAAGACCCTGCCCGTGCCGACGACATGGCCGCGACCTACAACCGGACGTTCAACTCGCTGGTGCTGCGGACGTACAGCGGTGTTGACCCGTCGCTGCCCGGAATGTCGACACGGTTCGCCCCTCATCCGCATGTGAAGGCAGCCGTCGCCCGGATCATCGCTGAACCCTCGGTCGGGTTGTGGCATGAGGTCGGGGCGGGCAAGACAGCCGTGATGACCATCGGTGCGATGGAGCTGCGCAGGCTGGGCCTTGCTCGGAAACCAGCAATCGTGGTGCCGAATCACATGTTGGAGCAGTTCCGCAACGAGTTCCTGCAAATCTACCCGCAGGCCAGGATCCTCGCCGCGGGCAGCGACGACTTGACGGTGACGAAGACGCGGAACGGGCGGCGGGAGTTCATCGCCCACGCCGCTACCGGCAACTGGGACGCCGTCATCATCACCAAGGATGCCTTCAAATCCATCCCGCTCTCGGCAGAAGCGCAGGAAGCGTTTTTACTCGACGAGCTCAAGGTCCTTGACGAAGCCATTGACAGGGCCAGAACCGCCGCACGGCACGCCGGATATGGGAAGGACAAGCAGGCCAAGGAAAAGACGGTCAAGCAGATCGAGGCGGCAAAGCAGAAAGCCGAAGTACGTATCAAGGCCAACATTGCCAAGGCCAAGAAGGATCCCGGCATCACATTCGAATTGACAGGCATCGATTATTTGCTAATTGATGAGGCGCACAACTATAAGAATCTGCGCCGCACATCGGCAATCGAGGGTATGGGCATCCCCGGCAATGGGATCGCGACCGACCTGCACATGAAGATCGGGCATCTGCGTCAACGCAACCCGCACCACGTCGTCACCCTGGCCACCGCCACGCCGATCGCCAACTCGATGGGCGAGGCGCACACGATGATGAAGTTCCTACGCCCCGACCTGCTGGAATCTTTGCGGATCACCGACTTCGACAGCTTCGCCGCGCAGTTCGGCACCGTCGTCACCGGGGTTGAGCCCGCACCCGAGGGCGGCTGGCGCATCAAGTCCCGCTTCGCGAAGTTCGTCAACGTCCCAGAGTTGTTGCGCCCATGGGGTATCGCCGGCGACGTCAAGACCGCCGAGGATCTTGAGCACATCGTCAAGCCCCCGAAGCTCGCCAAACGTCCCAAAGACGGGGAACGCCTTCCCGAGGTCGTCGTCGTGCCGCCCAGCGAGGAACTCAAAAACCTCATGGCCGAGCTGGGAGTGCGGGCCAAGGCGATTCGGACCCGCGGCGGCAAGCCCGAAAAAGGCGACGACAACATGCTCAACATCACCCGCGAGGGACGAGCGGGCGCGTTTGACCTTCGGCTGCTCGGCCGATCCACCCCTGAGCGCTCCAAGGTGGACGTAGCGGCGGAGAGGATCGCCGAGATTTGGCAGGAGAACCGGGACCGCGTCTACCCCGTTGTCGGCAAGCCCGGCGAGCTATCCCCTACGCCGGGTGCGTTGCAGATCGTCTTCGCCGACCTCGGCACACCCAAGCCGGGGGGTGCTGAGGAGGGCGGTAGCGGCTTCGACCTCTACGAGGATCTGCGCAGCAAGCTCGTCGCCCAAGGGATCCCGCGGGAGCGGATCCGGTTCATCCACGAGGCGAAGAGCGACAAGGAGAAGGTCGAACTGTTCGCCGCCGCGAACGACGGGCGGATCTCCGTCCTGGTCGGCTCCACCGGGAAGATGGGCACCGGCGCCAACATCCAGTGGCGGGCCGTCGCAATGCACCACCTCGATGTCCCTTGGCGGCCCGCCGACGTGCAGCAACGCGAGGGCCGAATCATTCGGCAGAAGAACCAAAACCCTGAGGTGCGGGTCCTCCGGTACGTCACCGAACGGTCTTTCGACGACTACAACTGGAAGACGGTAGCCCGCAAGGCCAAGTTCATCAGCCAGCTCATGCGCGGCAAGCTGGACGTGCGCGAAATCGACGACATTGGCGACGCTGCCCTGACCGCTGACGAGGCCGCGGCTCTGGCCGACGGCAACGAGCTACTCATCGACCACTACCAGGCAGAGGCCGAGGTCAGCCGCCTGGAACGGCTGGAACGGGCCCACGACAACGACCACAGGGCGAACCGGTTCAAAATCAGCGAGGCCGGGAAGACGATCACCCGGGCAGAGCGAGGCATCGCCGCAGTCGACGCCGCCATTGCACGACGGGTCGACACCCGCAAGGATGCGTTCCGCATGACCGTCAACGGGGTCGAGTACGACAACCGCGGCGAAGCCACCGCCGCGCTACGCGAACGGCTCCAAGCGCTCGGCACATCCTTCTACGGCAGACGTGACCTCGGCGAGGTGGGCGGCTTCACCATCCGGGTCGAAAGGGATTCCTACGCCAGCGGCATCCAGCTCGGACTCGTTGACGTGCCCGAATCGGCCACGGTACTCGGCCGGGCCGAGATCCTAGACGGTGACCTGGCCATCCGGCTGGAGAACACGCTCCGCAACTTGGAGAGTGTCCGCGCCAGGGATGTGGCCACCATCGAAGCCGCCCGCCACACCACAGAGGAGGCGCAAGCCCGGCTCGCCGTGCCGTTCAACGGCGACGCACTTCGCGCCGCCCGGGAACACTTCACCGACCTCGATGAGGCGATCAGGGTCCAGGCCCAACACGACCAGGAAGTCAAGGCACTCGCCCCCGAACCCACCCCGGTTGCCCCGACCTCGGTGGCCGCGCCGGACCCGACGATTGTGGCCAAGCTCAAGGAGCAGTTCGCGGCTATGCCCGACCCTGCCAAGGCCGGCGACACCGCGGCCGCGGAGGCACGCAAGGAACACAAGACCCCCGGACCGGTCGCCATCAAACGCCTCCCGCCCGATCGGCAGGCCGAGGCCACCGCAGTTATCGAGGCCACACGGGCACTGGCCGAGAACAACGCCGTCATCGAGAACTACCGCGAGTACATCAAGCTCATCGACGGTGTACTCGCCGGCGGGAGCCTAGCCCAGGAACTGGTTGACCGTCTCGGTCAGGAACGGAACACGGCGCGGCTCGGCATCCACCTCGCCGAGGACCTTCTGGACCTGTTGACCGAGGCGCTCGACAACGCAGTATTCGCCTGGCAGCAACCCTTGACCTGAGGCCCGCCATTCGTGCGGGCCTTTTCCATGCCCAAATCCGGGAGGCAACAATGCCCACCTCCGTCCGCCCGGGGGGCCGCTCCGCCCGCGGTTTGCAGTACTGCCGCGGCTACACCACAGCCGACGACTTCACCCGCGACTCACCGGGCACCCCGATCCCATTCACTGCGTCGTCACCTGGTCTAAAACGTGACGGGCTCGATCTTCGCGCGAACGGGTGGCGTACCCAGAACTATGTGGCCGCCGGCGGCCCGGTCCTGTGGAGCCACAACCATCAACAGCCGGCGATCGGCGTGGGTGACCCAACGGTTGAGCCGAAACGGCTGCGGGTCGCGGTGCGGTTTGATCAGGAGGACCCGGACGCCGTCAAGATCGAGTCGAAGGTGCGCCGCGGATTCCTCCGCAGCTCGAGCGTCGGCTGGGACTTCACAAATGAAGACGGCCAGCTCATGGAGCACTGGCGGATGACGCCAGACAACCTGGCCCGCAGCGCCTACTACGACCTCACCGAACTGTCCATTGTGAACGTCCCCGCCGACCCGACCGCGGTCGCCGAACGGATGCGCCGAGGGCTGGCCCACTACGGCCGCCAACTCGTCGACGCCTTCGAAGACGTCGAAAACCCAGACTCGGACGTCACCGAGCCCCAGGTGCGTACGGCCGTCATCGCCGAATGTCGGCGGCTTGGCATCGCACTCGCCGACGACCGTCCACAGCAGTCCGTGGCTCGGGCTTCGAGGTCGGGCCGTCCTGTGCGGGTCGAGGAACTACCGGCTCTTCTGCGGGGACTGGGTATCCGGCTGCCCGCAGATGCCACCACAAACGACCCGGCACCAGCCGGGGAGACCATGCCGCCCGCGCTCGCAGGCGTCGACCCCAAAGCTGCGCGGAGCGTCCTCGCGGCATTCACCCTTAAGGGAGCATCATGACCGACCAGGTCACCTTTGAGGCGCTGGCTACGGACATCCGGGCGCGCCTCGACGCACTGCAGAGCGACCAGAACGAGCGCCTGTCCGACGAGAAGCTGGCCTCGGCGATCCGGTCCAACCTGGAAACGTTCCTGGCCAGCGACTCGGGCGCCGAGTACGTGCGGAAGATCCGGTTCGGGGCGCCGTCGACCGAGCTCGTCGGCACCAAGTACGCGCGCCTGGGCATGGACACCGGGGATTGCGAGCTGCTGTACGACATCATGCACTCCGCGCAGGAGGCGGGCATCAACAAGCGGGGCCCGTCGGAGGAGCTGACCCGGACGTTCGAGGCGCTGTCGAACGGCCGGTACCTGTCCACCGCGATCGCCCGCGCCGACGATGAGCGGAACCTGCGTGAGATGAAGCGAGCCGGCCGGCTCGACGCCATCGGCTACGAGCGTGCGATGCGCGCCATGGACACCGCGGAGACGGGCTTCGGCCTGCAACTCGTGGGCGCGCAGTACGTGGGCGAACTGTGGGAGGCGGCCCGCCGTGGTTCCCGGCTGTTCTCGCTGATCGACTCGTTCGAGATGCAGGACGCGACCACGTACATCCCGGTCGAGGTCGACATCCCCGAGATGCTGCTCGTCCCGGAGAACACCAGCCCGACGTCGTCGGACTATGCGACGTCGAAGACGGGCTCGAACCGGGTGCAGCTCACCCCATCCAAGATGATCATCCATCAGATCTACTCCGGAGAGATGGAGGAGGACTCGATCATCCCGTACCTGACGTTCCTTCGCCGTCAGGCGGGTCTGTCGATGGAGTACTACTCGGATTCGCTGCTGTTGAACGGCGACACGACCAACGCCGGCACGGGCAACATCAACCTCGACGACGCGGACCCGGCCGACACCAAGCACTACCTGGCTCAGGACGGGTTGAGGCATGCCTGGCTCGTTGACAACACCGCCAACGGCATCAACGCCGCCGGCGGAGTCACGTGGGCGCAGCTGAACAAGCTGCGGTCGCTGATGATTGACGACGCCAACATCCACGACTGGGGACACCCGACGGTGTCCAGCGACCTGGTCTATGTGTCGGACCCGCGGACGGCCGACTCGATCGCCATGCTCGACGAAGTGCTCACAGTGGACAAATATGGCACCAACGCCACCGTCCTGACGGGCGAGGTGTCGCGAATCGGTGTGCATCCGCACATCGTGTCGATGGCGATGCGGCTCACCGAGGCCGACGGCAAGCTGTCGACCACGGGCAGCAACAACGTCAAGGGCCAGACCATGGCGTTCAACCGGAACGCCTACAAGGTCGGCTGGCGCCGCCGGGTCATGCTCGAGCAGGAACGCCTGCCCGGTCGTGACCAGACCCGTCTGATCTGGAGCCTGCGTCTCGCCGTCGGCCGGTTCACGCCGTCCGGCGCGGCAAGCGGCATCGAGAGCGCCGCGGGCGTGTACAACATCACTCTTCCGTAGCCGAGGCTTCTGCCGTAGGTCCCTTGTAGATTCAGGGACCTACGGCAGAAGTGGCCCGGCGTTCAGGCGCCCCGAGGCCTTGGCCTCGGAACGCACGCCTGCCATCAGAACCGCGAAGTAGAGCCTTCGCGATGCCCTGTCCCGGATTCCGCCGGGCAGGGTGCTCCCGAATTGGAGGACCTTCCATGTCACGAGCCACGCTCATGGAACGCATCATCGCCAAGGGCCAGTTGGTGCCCTACCTGTTCAGCCAGGATCAGGTCGCGGACTCGCAGGCCGCCGTGGCGATGAATGTCTTGGAAACGTCGGCGACGACGTCGACGCTGGCCGTCACCGAGTACGTCGTCCCGTGGGACTTCGAGATCGTCGGGATCGCCGTTGTCAACGATGAGGCGCGTACGGCCGGGACGTTGACGGTTGACGCGACGATCGACGGCACTGTGACCGGACTTACAGCGGCACTGAACGCCACGGACACGCTCCGCAAGTACGCAACCCAGCCCCGCGGAACGGACGTTTCTCTTGCGGGCTCCCGCATCGGGGTGAAGCTCACGACGACGTCGTGGACACCCATCACGGCCGACATCGCCGTCATCGTGTACGCGCTGGTCCACCTGGAAGGAATCTAAACCATGCCCCGATACCTCGTGAACCACCATTACGGCTCGATGCGGGACGGCAAGCAGTGGGGGCCGTGGCAGGCCGGGCTCGTCATCGACCTGTCGCCTGCTGACGTCGAGTGGCTGAACACCGACTCTCCGGGAGTCCTATCGCTCGAGGTCGAGCCAGATTCGGAGCCGGAACCGCCAGCCGCGAAGCCGGTCGAGCCGAAGCCGTCGGCGAAGGAGCCGCAGAAGAACCGGCTGTCCGGCGGCGGACACAACCGGGCAGCCACATGACGGTCCTCGAAGGCCCCGTCGACTTCGTTCAAAATGAAGACGGCCGGGTCCAGGTACTATCCGCGCCGCCGCTTACTCGGATCTCATTGGAACTGATCGCCGAGGCGGACCCCGCGGTCCTGAAGATACGCGGAGACCTCATCACCGTCGCCGGCCAGGTTGTGTACCGGATCACCGGCTGGGACGACCTGGGCAAGGCGTTGCTGGCCAAGCTCGTAGAGGACCGGAGGCCATGAGGCAGCCCGAGCAGATGACGGTACTGGCCTCGGCGGCCCGTACGGCAACGGTGAACTCGGAAACCTTCGCCAACTACGGCCACCGCGGCCTGGTCGTCGTCATCGACGCGACCGCGATCACCTCGACGCCGTCCGTCGTCGTCACGATTCAGGGCTACTCGGCCCTCGGCGACGACTACTACACCATCCTGGCCTCAGCTGCCGTCGCCACCGCCGTGGTCACAGTTCTCAGAGTCTTCCCCGGGTCCGCCGTCACGACGAACCTCGCAGCGAACGACCAGCTGCCGCCGCTGTGGCGCATCAACGCCGTACACGGAAACGCGAACAGCATCACCTACAGCATCAACGCCCTACTCCTCCCGTAACACCTTCTGCTCTGTACGGCCGGTGACATCCGGCCCCTACCTATGGGGCGGGGGTCGGTGTGACTGTCACCAACGGCTACACGGACGTTGTAGAGATCCGGGAGCACTACGCCGACTCGAACAATGTGCTCACGGCGGGCATCATCGAGCGGGCGATCGAGTCGGCGTCAAGGTGGATCGACCGGCACTGCGGCCGGAGTTTCTACCTCGAAACCGCCACGTCGGTGGGTGTGTACCGGCCTGATGACCCGTACGTGGCATGGGTGGATGACATCGCGACCACGACGGGTCTGGTGGTGAAGACGGACCCCACCGGTGACTACACCTGGTCGCAGACGTGGACGATCGACGTCGACTTTCACCTTGAGCCCCGCAACGCCAGCCGGGTCGGCACCGGTACGACGGTGCAACCGTACGCATATTGGCGGATCGTCGCGGTCGGCTCCAAAAGGTTCCCGGTCCACCAGTACCGGGACACGTTGCAGGTGACCGCCAAGTTCGGCTGGTCGTCCGTACCGGACGAGGTGCAGCAGGCATGCGTCCTGCGCACGGCCAGCCTCATTGACCGCAAAAACTCCCCGAACGGGATCGCAGGATTCGGCGAGTACGGGTCGGTGCGGATATCGAGACAAGACCCGGACGTTCTGGCGCTGCTCCATCCGTACGTGCGGATGAACATCGGGGCCGTCTGATGCCAACGCTGAAAGAGGTCAGGGTCGCGTTCGGAACCACCATCGCAGCCAGCATCGGCGGCATCAACGTCTACCACCGGGTTTCGGCGAACATCCTCGTGCCGTGCTTGGTCGTCATGCCCGCCAAGGCTGACTATCTGATGACGTTCAACCGCGGCGGCGACCTGTGGGATTTTGATCTTCACATCCTCGTTCCGTCCGGCGACGACGACGTGGGCCAGGACCTTCTTGACGAGTACGTCGCTGGAACCGGCGACCGGTCGATCGTGTCCATCATTCACGCCGACAAGACCCTTGGGCTTGCTAACGCCGAGGCGGTGGTCACCGCGATGACTGCCTACAACTTCCGGTTCGAGGCCGTTGGCGCGCTTCACATCGGTGCGACGCTCCGCGCCCGCGTCGTCATCACCAACTCCTGACCTTCCACCCGCCCTTTGAGGAGCGCGCATGGGTTTCTTCGTGTTGACCAACGTGCGCATGTTCGGCGGCGCCGCCGACCTGACCGCCCGGTCCAACAAGATCGAGCTCGCAACGGACGTCGAGGAGAAGGACGTCACAAATTTCGCCAGCGGGGGCTGGAAAGAGCTATTCGGCGGACTGTTCACCAGCGCGCTGGCCGCGGAGGGTCAGTGGGAGGCCGGCGATCTGGGGAAGGTCGACGACGAGTCCTGGACCAACCTCGGTGCTGTCGGCGCATACACGGTGTGCCCGAACGGTGCAGCTGTCGGTGATCTGGCCTGGATGTTGCAGGCCATGAAAGCCAGCTACAAACTCGGCGGCGCCGTTGGCGATGTCGCACCGTGGACCAGTGGCGCGTCGGGGGCATGGCCACTGGCACGGGGGAAGGTCGGGCATCCGCCTGGCACGGCTCGGACGGCGACAGGGTCCGGCACCGCCGTGGAACTCGCCGCCCTGTCTGCGACCGAGTACCTGTACGCGACCCTGCACGTCCAGTCGATCGCGGGGACGGCTACCCCGACCATCACCGTGAAGATCCAGTCCGACGTGGACAACACCTTCGCCTCTCCGACTGACGTCCTCACCTTCACCGCAGCGACCGCCATCGGTGGTCAGATCAAACGCGCGGCCGGCCCGGTCACGGATACCTGGTTCAGAGCGCAATGGACCATCACGGGCACCAATCCCAGTTTCCTTTTCGCCGTCGGCGTCGGCATCAAGTAACCCCCCGACCAAACCTTCTCCCGGCTCCCCGCCGGGCTTTCACCCATGCCCTGAGGAGGGTCCACCGCCATGGCGATGATGGTTCTCACCGCTGCCTACGTGTCCATCACCGGACCTGGCGCACTCCACGACCACTGCTCCAAAGTGGAACTCTCGATCGACGTCGAGGAGAAGGACGTCACCACCTTCGCCAGCCTTGGCTGGAAGGAAGTCCTCGGTGGCCTGAAGTCCGGCACGCTGGCGCTCGGCCTGAAGCAGGACATCGTTGACGACGGTCTGGACGAGGACTTCTGGACGATCCTCGGCACCGTCGTCACCTTCGAGGTCCGCCTCACCCAGTCCGCGGTCTCCACCAGCAACCCCAAGTACACGGGGTCGGTCCTCATCAAGGAATGGAAGCCGCTGTCCGGCTCGCCGGGCGACGTCGCCGAAGTAGACGTGAGTTTCCCGACTTCTGGCGTCGTCACCCGTGCAACCAGCTGACCATGGTGCAGTTCGGGGAGCGTTTCGAGCCGGTCGCCGTGTACCGTGGTGGTCGGCGCGGGCCGTGGCTCCATGCACGCATCGACGATCCCACAACTCTGTCTGAGCAGCAGCTGGCGGATTTGGTGTCATGGCTGGCCGAGATCGGCGTCGAGCCGGGGGTCGGCCCTCTCGGGGTGGTCCTGGTCAGTTACGACGATGCGGGCGCGTACACGGTTCACGTCGCCCGCCGCGCGTACCCCGTCGACCTCAAGGCGGCACCGACGTGGCTGCGTGCGCCGGTTTCGAAGCCCCGTAAGGCCGCGAAGAAGCGGCCGTGATCGAGCGCATCGAGGTCGACCAAAAGTCTTACGACGCGTTGGTGTCGGCGCTGCGCAAGGAAGAGGACGGCAAAGAACTGGCCCGAGACTTCGTGAAAATGCTCACGGTTGCGGTAAGTCCGGCGGCCGAAGAGGCGAAGACCGCGATCCTGTCCATGTCGTCGGCCCACGAGTCGACGGATGGCGCGAAGCTCCGTCCGGCTGTCGCATCGCGTGTTTCGGTCCGGATACGGCTCGG